GCTCCAGTGTTTTCTGAAATAAGAACGGTCTGACCGATTCTTACAGAAATGTTCGCTGCTGCTGGAACAAGCGTGTCGTTAACTGTAAAGTCTGCTGTCAAAGATGCAGCAGCGCTGTCTGCGTTAACATCAACATACTTGGTGTGAAGACGACCCTGCTCAGCCCATTTGATAAGGTCAGAGTTTGAAGGCATCTCAGCGCCTACCATACGTAGGAACGATGCAACGCTTCGGTTTCCGTAACGCTCGAACTCCTTCTCGTAAGTATCAGGAAGATACTGGTTCAAGAAGTCGAAATCTGTGATGTAGTTAGTCGCAAGCGGCACCTGATTGGCAGATGGCTGCAACTGAAATGATGGTGATGGATTTAAAGCCATGTTTTCTTTTTTTTAAGTGTTTATGTTCGTTTACTCCTGATCTTCAAACCTCGACCTGAGTCTTGGTTCACTGATCGTACTTGCATTCCACCCTTGTTGGTGACCTCCGGTGCTCTTCGCGTGTTCATGTCAATGTTCTTTGACTTCTTCGCAATGTCATCGGCCATCTCTGCTTGGCCCTTCTCGTAGAAGAACTTCGCAAACCCTTCAGGGTTCAATGCTGCTGAAAGAGCTCTGTGGTATCCCGCAGCGTCCTTCAAAAGTCCGTCCTCGCCAATGTACTTGCTTATGAAGTTGAATGGCGACTGATGGCTCTTCTTCAGTTCCTCTGCTTCGGCTGGCTTGAAGTTTATCTTCTTGTCCCCGATATTGAACTCAAAACCTTTGAACTCATCGCTGAACAATTCGTCAGTCTTCTTTGCGAACCATTCTCTTTTCTTCTGGTTCTCAGCCTCGATACTTTCAGCCTCTTTCATTTTTTCTCTGTAAGACTTCAGTTCCTCATCGAGCTTCGGATCAGCAGACCCCTTGCTTGACTCAAGTGGGATCTTGTACGCCTCCTGTTGCTCCTTTAAGAACTTCTCAGCCTTATTGAGTTCTCTTTTCTTGGCTAACTTCCTCTTCTTTATCTCCGCCTCGTCATCGATGTCCTCGTCATACTTGAACTTCGAATCGATAAGGTCTTCGATATCCTCCGGATCAAGCCCCTCCTCTGTAAGGGCGTAGTACTCTCGGAGTTTCTGATCCTCATCCATCTCATCATAGTTCCTGTTGAGTTTGATGAAGTCATCGATACCTCTTCCCGTCTCCTTCTTGTACTTGAAGAAAGCCTCGACATCCTCTGGTAATTCAGGTGATGTCTCCTTTTTTTCGATCAGCTCATCGAGTGAGTTGATCTCTTTGCCGTATCGGTCTTTAATAAGTGAAAGAACGTCCTCGTCTTTTATCTGTACAGGTTTCTCCTCCTGCTTTACTTCCTCTTTCGGTGGTTCGGTCTTTATCTCCTCTCCACTTATCTTCTGCTCGTGCTTCTCAAGTAATTCCTTTTCAATTTCCTGAGTAGACTTTGATTCAACCTCTCCGAGGTCTCTTACTTTAAATTCTGCCATTTCATTTGATTTTGTGCAAAGTTATAGATTTTATTTTTATCGGGGCTCGAACTCAGCAAGGTCGAAGCCATCAAGGCTGTCCTCGTTCGACTCGAAGTTCAGTGGTGGAAGGTTATTCTTCCGCTGCTCGATGAGCTTTGATTGCTGCGTGTTCTGCCTGTCGATACGCTTGGCCTTCTCGTCCTCCTTCATCTGCTCCCGTCTGTTCAGTGCCTCAGCATCAACACCCTTGAGTTGCATCTGCATCTGGAACTCACGCTCCATCAACTGTAATTTGGCATTGACCTCTGCCTGTATCTTCTGCATTCCGAGGTCGTTCTTGATCTGCTCGAGTTGCATCTTGGCCTGAGCCTCAAGCTGTATTTTCTGTTGCGCTGATTGCGCAGCGGCCTGCTGCGATTGCATGTTGATCTGAGCCTGCATCTGCTGCTCCTGCATACGCTGTCTCTGGTCGTTCTCCTGCTTCTTCTTGCGCTTGACCTTTAGTAGTTGGTTGGCCAGCTTGATGTTCTTTATATCCCTGATATCGATGGCATCCTCAAGGTTTATGTCCTGCTTGGACAGCGCCATCTGTATGTTCGCCTCCAGCTGTGCCTTCTCCTCCTCGTCCGGAGCTATGTCAATGAATATGCCGAAGTCGTACAGGTACAGATCCTTGATCTGTTCAAGTGTGTCGACATTGTAGCTACCGATCTGGTCAAGGAACTCGTCCCTGAAGTCAGAGTACTCAAGTATGTCGGCCACTCTGAGTGACACCGCCTCTGACAGTGATCTGAGTATGAAGTGGCTTGAGTTGAGTATGTGTCTTGTTGCTGTGTTCGAGTTAAGTGCTGCAAGCTTCTGTACACCGACAAGTGAGTTGGGGTCTGGTGTTGATCCGTCACGCGCCTCGTTCAATCCGCTCACCGCCCTGATCATGTCCAAGTAGTGATTGTAGTTGGCGATCAGCATCTGGAACTTGCCAGTTCCTGAGCTTTTTGACAGCTCCTGAATAGGTACTCTCGCATTGTTGAACTCACCGTCCTGTGTGTAGCTCCTACCGACAACACTACCGGTCTGGAAGTACAGTCTTAATGCATCTTCTGGGTTGTATGCGTTACCGGTTCCAAGATCGACCTCGTTCAGTCCGTCAGCATCAATGAAGACACCGTCAGGAACCATCCTTGCAATTAGCTGCTGTAGCTTGAGGTGTGTTATCTGTATCAGGTCAACGAACGGAACCATCCTTCGTACAAGCGACTCGATAACGCCCTTGTACATCCTTGGGGCACACGCCACGTAGTTAGGCATCGCGTGCTGGCTGGCCGACTTTGGTCTGACCATGTTCTTTGATAGCTCCCACTTCAGTACGATGTTGGTGCCCATGACCATTACGCCCTCATACCACACCTCTATGGTCTTCTCGATCCGCTCGAACTTGCCCTCCTCCATCATCTCCTGTGGAGGGTTGAACGTGTCGTCCTTCTCGATGACCCTTTCGCCACCGTTGTCGAGTATCTTCTTCTTGTATACGAACTTCTTGGTCGTCTTGTAGTTGAAGAACATCAGCGTGCACGTGTCCTTGTAGAACATGTCATTCTCGTAGAACTGAGCTACGTTGTAGTAGTTGTTCCAGTCCTGACTGTACTCTGATATCTCCTTTAGCTGTTCGTTCGTTAGGTCTGGGTCGATCTTGATCAGCTCGGTTATGGGTATTGTCTTGATCTCTCCCCAGTAGAAGCAGTCCTTGAAGTACGGATCCTCAGTGTAACTGTGAACGATGTTCGCTGGATCAACGTACTCGATGACTACACCTGCACCCTTTCTGAACTCGTGCTTTGCAACAGATATACCAATGGTCATCTGGTCGTAGTCAAGGCGCTTCCTAATGTCCTGATACCTGTTCTCTTCGAGAATGGTATTGATCGCTACCTCCTCAGCTATCTCTATTGCCGGCTTGTAGTTGAGCTGCATGTACAGCGAAAGCTCCTCGTCATTGTCAGGAACATCGTCAGGGTTCATTGTGTATGGGTTCACCCCGAACTCGGCCTGAACGAGATTGAAGATGTCCTTTCCTGCCATTTGGGTCTCTATGCTCCTCTGGAACTCGTTCTTCTTCCTTGAAGACATGGCGTCCTGAGCTTGAGCCCTTACCTTGAACATCCTGTCCGTCATTCCGTTGACGACTATGTCAACGAATTTTGGTAGGATCGGTACCGGAGTCCAGTCTATGTTCAGGTATGAAAGGTCTCCATCAATGGCCAGCTCGTTCTTGTACTTTGCAACCGATTGCTCACCCCTTGCGTACAGTCTGAGCTTGTGAAACTCTCTGAATCTGTCGTAATACCTGCAGCCGCTTCCATCTCTGCGGAACCATTCCGCCTGTATCCCTTGACCTACAAGTAATCCGTATTCTTTTGTTGCTTTTGTACTATCATTAGCAAACTGATCAGGAAATCCAACACTTGGAATGTTAATCTCTACTTTTTCCATTTATATGTGATTCCAAGTTTTTCTATTCAGTATACTGGTTATATTTCCTTTTACAACCCCATACTTCCTTGCTAAACTGCGATGAGATTCGCCTCCTTTTGAATATAAACTCCTGATTTCTAAAACATCATCCTCTGTTAATTTTGAGATCTTATTATTGCTTCCGCGAGATGACTCTGATATCCTTTGTTTGTGCCATTCCGAAATTTTAGACCCGTACATTGGACTGTTCTCTCCAGACATCCTTTTTGACATCATTCGCTTCCACTCTTTAGTGTGTTTTTTCCCTTTGTGAAACTTGGATATGGCCTCTCTGTGCTCTTTAGATATTACCTTTCCTCTATTTGGAGCACCCATCTTTTCTCTGGCTTCTTTTGAATGAACCAGTCCTAAGCACCCATCTCCTCCATCTGTTTTGTTGCACAAAGTGCCTTTCATTAAATCGCTCCTCCCATAAAGAGCTATGAACTCCACTTCCTTTTCTTTAGCGTGTTCGTAATCAATATCTTCAAAAAGAATGTCGACTCTGTATTCTGTTTTTGAAGCTATAGATTTCCAGTGCCTATTTCTATTCTTAGTAGAGTACGCTCTGTATTCATTATTGCCTATACCAATATAGAATGGCTCGTTCTTATCCAGTCTCACATGTCTGTATACGTAAGCCATCTATCTTTTTAATCTACTGTTCAATCCATCGTTACTATACTGTGCAAATTTAAGAACAATTTTCGACTGTTGCTTCTGAGGGGTGTACATGCCCTTCTGATTTGCCATTATCGCAAGGCCGGAGCTGATGGATGCATCGAACTTCGTCCTCTGGTTTATGTCGAATCTCGCCCAATCCTCAAGCGTTCTTGTGAACGGCATTGTCCCCATCTCGTCAGGGTCTCTGAACGTACCCATCGAGTCAAGCCCCACGTACTTCTCAATGTACGACTCTATGGCAGATGCGTGAACCTGCTTCACAGCCTCGCTCGTGTTCGGTATCCCTCCAAGCTCCTTCTCTGTCTTCGATAGGTTATTGAACGACTTGTCTGGCCTGTTCATGGAGTACCTCCTGTAGCCCCTGTTCTTGAGGTGGTACAGCAGTCTCGGCTTGTTGTTCTCCACCAGTATGGGCATTCCGTAGAATACTATGGCCATGAGCACCTCCTCGTAGAATATCTCAGCCGTCTGGGGTCTTGCTATGTACTGCAGGAAGAACTCGTTGCTCGGAGCCTCGTCCATGTTGAACTTGGTCAGCCCGTGCAGTGCACCGTTCGACCCTCCACCTCCCACTGTTCCTGAGATGTCATACGAGTCGCATCCGAATGATCCGATGTGCTCGTTGGCCGGATACTTCATACCGTTCTTTATCTCCATTCTGTTCTGCAGGTGTGATGGAGGTATCCAAGACACCAAGAACCTTCCGTTTTTATCTGGAACCCATATCACCTTACTGTCCTGTACACCGTCCTTCCAGTAGAACTTGCCACGTGTCAGGTGGTGTTCCTTGATCATGCTGTCGTTGTAGTCTATCTGCTGATAGATCTTGGTCAGGTTGAACAGCGACTGCTTGCTTTCATCTCTGAACGCGTGCGACTCTGTTCTTGGATACTGCCGGTAATATTCATTCAGTGCGTCAGC